CCCGGACAGCCTCCCACTCCGAAACCAAAGGAAACACCATGAGCAACCTCCGCGTTGTTTTAACCCCATATCGAGCTGGAATCGTTGCGAAGTCTCAGGTGGCCCGGTGGGGTTGCGGCTGGCTGACTCGTATATTCGACCTTTTGTGTTGCAAGACGGTTGCGACTTCGTTGCCGCATCGGTTAATGGGCGATCTGTTCGCTGACCTCGGACAGATGCTGACGTCTGTGTTCGGCGAGTCGGGTTCGCGCTTGTCGAGACCCGAACGCAAGAGAATTGTGAAGGGTTGTGCTTCGGCGTTGAAACGAAAGCTTGCGAGATAGGCATGCTCAACCCTGACGCTCGAGAAGCCTACGCCGAGGAGATCCGACGAGTTTACGAGGATGCGGAACGACGTTTGGTTGAGAAAGTAACGAAGCGACTCAACAAGGGTCTTGAGAATCCCGGTTGGGTTGAAAGTATGCTAGCGGAAGTCCGTCAAGTCAACAAAGAATTGGCTGGCGAAGTCGGAACACTGAAAACACTTGACCCTCGCATCGAGGCAATCCTGACCGAGGTTTACGACGGCAGTGCGGAGCTTGCAGCCGTTGAACTCGGGTCGAATCTGACAGTCAAGGCGATCGGGTCTGAAGCAGAAGCCTTGGATGTTTCTCTGGAGGTTAGCAGGTGGTCGGAAACAACGGTACGAGCAGCTTCAGGTCGGGATATAGCTCTTCGAGCTGCGGAGTATAACTCTGATACTTGGACGCTTGTTGTTAGGAACGAGGCTGGCGATATCGTTGGAGTTCTCCTGGCGAAACCATTACCTGGTGTGCTCGATGTTCGCTGGGTTGGAACCCTAGTTAATACTCCAGGCGCAGGTCGGCGGTTGATGAATGAAGTATTCCGTCGAGCTCAGGCTGAGGGTTCACGAGTTCGAGTTGCTTCTGTTCTCAATGCTGAAGGATTCTACGAACATATCGGGATGACTCCGACCGGAGGAGGATGGTTCGAATGGCGTTCCGGTCAACCGACACCCTTCAACCTCGGGATGCTTGATGTTGATCTGACTACAATCCGTGGTGCAGCAATCCGGCGACTTGTAGCGGCAACCGTGAATGCATTGGACTCCACTCACTTCAGAATACTGCGCGATACCCAAGACGCTTACCGGTCTGTGATTGCCCAGGTTGTCGAGCAGATGGCGGCAGGCGGGTTGACTCCGCGAGAAACCGCACAGGCTGCGTTGAACCGCTGGGCAGACCAAGGGATTACGGGTTTTACCGACAAAGCCGGTCGTCGGTGGGAGATGTCCAGTTATGCGGACATGGCCATTCGGTCGGCAATGGCGCAGGCTGCTGTTGCTGGACACCTCGACATTCTTGAGGCTAACGGTGAAGACCTTGTAATTTGTTCTGACTCACCTGAAGAGTGTGAATTGTGCAGACCTTTCGAGGGGAAAGTCCTCTCGATTTCAGGTCAAGCGGGTTACACTTCTGTTTTGCAGGCTGTCGAAGCAGGGCTCTTTCACCCAAACTGCACCCACAATCTGTACATCTACATTGAGGGTGTAACGAGGCCGATGGTTGATACGGCAAACCCCGAGGGTTATGCTGACCGTCAAGAACAACGGGCTATCGAGCGTCAGATTCGGCATTGGAAACGTCGGTTGGGAGCAGCGATTACTGATGTTGACCGTCGATTTTCGACGGTCAAGGTTCGAGAGTGGCAGGCTAGGATGCGTGCCTTCATCGAGCGAACAGGTCGGCTGCGTCAGTCTGATCGAGAACAAGTTCGAGTTGGTGTTGTTGGGGGAGTAACGTAGATGTACCCTGGTGGGCATTGGATAACCATTCGCGGGAAGCATATCTTCATCGCGGATGAAGGTACGGACTTCGCTGAGCAGCACCCTCTGGAGACGCGAAGCTGGTATGTGGATGAGATTCAGGACCAGCTCGAGAGATCAGGTTACCTGCTTGGTGATCCCTCTGGACCGTCTGAGTCGGGAGTTCCGCAAGACAAGATTGATGCTACGAACCAGTTGACCGACAGCTTGATGGCAAACCCTGAATGGCGAAAGATGTTCAACCCTGAGCGAGTTTCAGGGGGACCTTACGACGAAGAGATGATGCGAGACTGGACTCGTTCGCAGGTCCACGACGTTCTAGATTCCTGGGAATCTACGTCGGCAGACAAGAGTTCATACGCGATCTCGTTGCAGATGGCTGCTGCGGAAGAATTTGGGTTGACGTCGGCGAAGGTGATGACAACTGCTGAGATAGCTTCGGCAGCTAAGGACAGCCTGGGTCGTAGTTGGTCGGGGATTCAAGAACAATACAAGACACGGGATATTTACAAGTGTATTCTTCGTCAGCAGTACAACAATACTCAGGCCTACTTTCAGAAACGCGGGATCAGCGAGGTTACACTGGTTCGGGGTGTCAAATGGGACTCGAAAGGTAAGGTTCCATCGGACTTGAAGTGGATGTGGGCAGAAGCTGACCGTGAGACTCGTGCGTTCGAACCGAGAGTTTCTTCGAACCCGCTGAGCTCTTGGTCGAGCCATCTGACGACAGCGTCCTCCTTTGCAATGAATCGTCAGCGTGCGTCTGAGGGACTTGTTCTCCTGTCTCACGTTCCAGTAAGTCGGATTGCTTCAACAGGAAGAACAGGGATGGGAGTTATCGGCGAAGGTGAGTATATTCTGCTCGGCGGTGAGGATCGAGTTCGTGCTGCGATTAGCAATCGAGAGATTATCGACAGCGATTCAGATAGCTATGCGGTTGAGCTGACTCAGCAGCTGGCACGGGGTGGCTAACGTGAGGAAGCATCGGACTTACAACATCGATACAGATGAGCAGAACGCCGATTGGCTGAAGCCTCGGTTTCTGCATCCGGTTGAGCAGCTTGCGGCTAAGCCACACCCCAAGAAGGGTCGTTGGGTGATGACACAAGGTAAGAAGATCTTCGTTCCAGACGGGGGAACGTAGTGGACGCAGGACGTTGGATAACCGTTCACGGTCGGCATGTGTTTATTGCTGACAAACCCGACCAGGGAACCAGCCTGACGCCTTCGGGTGAACCGTATGCGATTGTCGATCCGCAGCTTCGTAAGGACTTGTATACCGAGACTGACGAAGTTGCTCAGGCATCCCCAGCACCAGGAGATCGAAGTTCGGTAGAAGGGATTCTCTATGACTTTACGCATGGGAGCTATGAGGGTCCTCGGAACGTTTCGACGAAGTTGATTCGAGGCAAGCCGATCTTACCAACTGACACCCCAGCGGAGGACTCCCAGATTCAGGTGATCAGCTGCGTGAAAGCTCTTGTGAATGGCGTTGCACAGGCTCCAGTTTACTCGAGTACGATTCACAGGGTGATTGGGTTCGATCGAGAAGAAGTTCCAGCCATGGTGTCTGTTGAGAAGTCCTTGATGTCTCTCAAGTCTGGTGATGGCCTGAACATGCCTGCATTGATGTCCTTTACTCGTAGTGAACGTGTTGCTCGACGAATGTTGAGGGGTGAAGACGAGGGACTGTGGTCACTCCGGCATGATGCGCGTCATGTGGTGATGAAGGTTGTCGGTGGGGCTAGAGTGCTGCATCTGGGGAAGTTTTCAACTTGGGATCAGAAGGAAGTCATCACACAAGGGAAGTTCAAAGTGCTCGATATCGTTGATCGTTTAGTCAGCAAGGGTACTGCTGGGCATTCTTGGTCAGTCCCCTATCGAGAGATTACTCTTGAGCAGACAGGAGTCTACAGTGTCCAGTAAGCAACGAATCCCAATCATCAAGTTTGTAAGACCGGTTGACGAAGAGCTGGTGAGGGTGTTGGGGACAACACTCCCAAAGTCTGGAGTCCCTGATAGGTTTATACCACGAGTCGGTTTAACCCGACTCTCTCGGACGCGAGGTGAAACACGGCTATAGCCGACGGGCTTTAAACGGTGGAGGGTTCTGATGCAATTGTTCGAGTGGATGAAGCTACGAGGAGTCTACCTGGAAGCGAACGAAGGCGCAACCGGTGGCGGGGGTGGTACTGACCCGGCAACTGCCAAACCAGACGCAGACCCGACCGCAGGGGAAGTGAAGCCGGATGCACCAGCACCGGTGAAACCAGATGCGGGTACGACCGTCAAACCTGACGAGAGTAAGAAGTACACTCAGGCCGAGCTCCAAGCCGAAATCGATCGGGTTGCGGCAAAGACTCGGGCTGACGAGAAGCGCAAGTACGAAGAGGAACTCAGGAGAGCCGAGATGACCAAGCTCGAACGGGCAGAGGTTGAAAAAGCTGAAGCCGACGAGCGGTTGACCAGCACGCAGCAGGAGCTGGCATGGGTGAAAACCGAATCCGAGATCCGTGTCCAAGCCCTCGCAGCGGGAATCAAGCCTGAAGTTCTGACCCACTTCATCAAGCTCGTTGATCTTGATGGAATCAAGATCAACAGCGAGGGTCAGGTTGATGCTGAAGCTGTAAAGAGTGCTGTCAACAAGATCATCGAAGACATTCCTGCGTTCAAGTCTGCTACTGCATCGGTTCCCAAAGCAGGTGGGGACTTCGGCGGTGGCGGTGACGGTCCCAAGGATCTCAAATCCCAGATTCTGGAGGCTGAGACGAAGGGGGACTGGGCTCTTGCAGGCCAGTTGAAAGCTGTCCAGATGTCCAACCTGCATAATCCAACGTAGGAGGCACGCAAATCGTGTTTATTCTAGAACTGTGTATCTTGACTGTTTTCGTTGTCCTCGGCATGGGAGCCGGGATCACGGCAATGGGAACGACCTACAACCTCCCCAACTATGTTGGGGAACTCTTCGCGCTGACGCGTGAAGACACTCCTTTCCTCTCGGCGATCGGCGGTCTGACTGGAGGCAAGCGTACGCAGGCTACGCTCTTCCAGTGGCAGACCTATGATCTGAGAGCAGCCGGACAGAATGTGGCCCTGGAAGGCGCAGCAGCACCGACTCCGCAGGCGCGTGTCCGTGCAAACGTGAACAACGTTGTCCAGATTCATCAAGAAGCGGTTGACGTTTCTTACACCAAGTTGGCTGCAACGGGGCAGTTCAACACGACCGGAAGCAACAACCCTGGAGCCGTTGGCATTGCTGGTGTCAATCCGGTTCTGAGTGAGTTGAGCTGGCAGACAACCCAGACTCTGAAACAGATCGCGAGAGACGTTAACTATTCATTCCTGCAGGGAACGTTCGTCAACCCTGCCAACAACTCCTCGGCACGGAAGACGCGGGGGATCATCGAATCGATCTCCACGAACGTCTATGCCGATTCCGGTGCGTTGACCGAAGACGCGGTTCTCGACCTGATGCAGATGATCTGGGAGAATGGCGGGATCCGAGAGTCAGAAACCCGGACAATCGTCGTGAATGCAGGCCTGAAGCGAGACCTCACGAAGATCTTCATCACTGATAAGGACTACCAGGAGGGAAGCCGGAATGTTGGTGGCGTCAACCTAAAGACGATCGAGACAGACTTCGGCACGACCAACATCATGATGGACGCTATGATGCCGGTTGGTACGTTCTTGGTTTGCTCACTCGAGCAGTGCGCTCCGGTGATCCTGGAGATCCCAGGTAAGGGCTTCCTGTTCATTGAGCCGTTGGCTAAGGTCGGTGCCAACGAGCACAGCCAGATCTACGGGGAGATCGGTCTGGAATATGGGGCTGAGAAGTCTCACGGTGTGATCACCGGTCTGACCCCGAGCAACTCGGTACAGTCTTAGGTCTTTTTACCCCTTTCTCCACCTAGGACTCTAGTAGCTGAAGTTGTAGCTGCAACCCTCAGCCCTGGGCTGTAGGAAACCAGGGCTGAGGGCACTTTCCTAGCATTCTCTGTCACGGAGAGTTCTAGGTAAGTGTCCACTTCCATCAGAAATGCACCGACGCGTGCGTACATCGATTCTATAGAGGAAGGATTCGAAGATTGAAGTTCTTCTGTTCCCGCTACCCGAAGCTCATGCTCCGTGTACAACCGAATACGAAAGTGGTGTTCGCTGACGGCGAGTATGACACGGACGATCCCTCGACTATCACGGCACTCAAGTCATGTCAAATTCGAGACACTGATGGCAGTTCGGTGATTAAGTGGGGTACGCCGTCAACGACTGTCGAGCAGCCGACAATGGACTATGCTAGCGCGAGTAAACAGGAGATGACCAAGATTGCGGCAAGCCGAGGGATCATTTACATCGGCATGGGACGGTTGCAGCTCATCCGGAAGCTGGAGGATTGGGATGCGGTGCATCCCTCAGGAATTCCGGTGACCCGCGTTGCTACTAAACAAGCGGCTACCGTGCGAGACGACGACGCATTCTTATTCAAGATGGGGTGGCGTATTCCGAAGTCGGAGGTCCAGCTCCCTGATCCAGAGAAGTGGCCTACGGTCGGGATTGTTATCCCTGTTTACGATGCTCCAAAGCTTATCGAACGGTGCTTGACAACCCTAGCCACAACCAACTACAAAGGTACTCTGGCAATCCAGCTTGTTGACAATGCAAGCAAGGATCCGCGAACACTTCAGCTTCTGAAGGAGTCCTCCTATCCTGTGCACCGGTTCGAGCAGTCCGTGGGATTTAGCGAAGCTGTGAATGCAGGCATACGTCTCGCTGCGGATTGCCACTACCACATCCTTTACAATCAGGATATTGCGGTTATCAATCCTGAATGGTTGAACCACTTGATTCGCTGGATGGAAGCTCACCCTGAATGTGGGATCTGCGGTCCGAAGCTGCTATACGAGAACGGTACTGTCCAGCACGCAGGGATTGATATGAAAAATGGTCATTGTTGCTGGCACCGTCAGCTGCGTGCGTCAGCCACGTCTGACGCCGTGAATGATTATCGAAAGGTAGCAGCGGTTACAGGAGCTGTGTTGTGTATTCGTACCTCACTCTTCAAAGAGATCGGCTATCTTGACGAATCCTACACGTTTGGGTGTGAGGATTTAGCGTTCTGCCTGCGTGTTGCAGCAAAAGCAGGAAGAGAAGTCTGGTATGTTCCGACTTCTGAGGCTTGTCATACCGACCATGGAGTACGGAACCAGAATGCGGCAACACGTCTTGAGTCCAAGAGACGCAGTGAGTCGAGCGGTAAACTGTTTCGTCAGACTTGGGGTCCATACATTGATCTGTGTGCGACAGGGTCAGTAGCGTTCATCTTGCCTGGATTCAACCCTTGTTCGGGTGGAGATCGTGTAGTTACCGGGATTGCGAATTACTTTCAGAACTGCGGCATCAATACAACTGTATATGTGAAAGATTCAAACCTTTCTGCTGACCCAGACTTGCCTCGTTTCTTTGAGATTAAGCCTCTTTCAGTGCTGAAATGTGCGGATATTGTGGTTGCAACAAGGTTCGATACGGTTCCGGATGCAAGCAAGGTTGAGGCTAAACGTCGGTTCTATCTTGTCCAGCAAATTGAAGACGTGATGGCACGGAATTGTGGTGGAACGCCGAAGCGTGCGTTGGATAGCTACAAGGATGCACGCTTTGAGCTCGTCACAATTGGTGATCACCTTGCAACTAGGCTGAAGGCGATGGGACGAGAGTCGTCAGTCTTGGACGTAGGGCTTTACCGTTCATTGTACCCATACGTTGAAAGAAAACCGCGTGATCCTGCTCAAACACAAGTTTTGATGTATGGATGCGAAGGTTACAAAGGTCCGGATCAAGCCGAAATCGCAGTAGAGATTCGTAAAGCAGTTCCCGGAGTAATCATTCACAGTTTTCATCGGAATCGTGAGACTCCGAAATGGTCCGATCGTCACTTCCAACCACAGACTACTCGAGAGGTGGCCGCGATCTACGCGCAGCATGATGTCTATGTTTACGCCAGTGAGTCGGATGGGTTCGCGATGACTCCGATTGAAGCGATGGCTTGTGGGACTCCGGTTGTTCTGAGTGACTTTCCTGGCAAAGATCAGTACGCAAAATTCGGCGAGAATTGTTTGATTGCACCCTTCCGTAGTGCGAAGGGGATAGCCACCTGCGTCTCGACGTTAACAACAAATCAGGAAGGTAGACGTCAGTTGATCCTCGGCGGGTTGATTACCGCTGACTGTTATGACTGGTCTTGCGTTGGAGGACAGTACGCACGGTTGATGCTCGGTGCAGCCAGATGACAACAAACGGTAAGCATGAGAGGGTTTTGATCACGGGTGGAGCGGGGTTCATTGGAGGTCACCTAGCGCACGCGTTGGTTGATGAAGAATTTGAAGTCACCTGCCTTGATAATCTCAGTATGGGGAAGCGTGAAAACGTTCCCGTTGGGGCTCAGTTCGTTGAGGGGGATGTGCGTGATAGAAGCCTGACAGAAAGGCTTGCGGCTGAGGCCGATGTTGTCTTTCACCTGGCTGCAGTTGTTGCAGTTAGGGCTTCGGTGGACAGGTTCTACGAGGACGCCGAGAACAACATTATGGGTACACTGTCGATGCTCGACGCTTGCAAAGGTTCTCCGGTGCGCAAGTTCCTGTTTGCGAGTTCCATGGCCGTCTATGGCGAGTCCACCGGTCTCATGGCCGAGGATTATCCGGTACACCCTATCTCTCCCTACGGCATCGCTAAGCTGGCCGGTGAGGAGTATGTACGCAATATCTGTCAGACACTCGGCATTGACAGTGTCCTCCTCAGATACTTCAACGCATATGGCACGAAACAGACATTTACTCCCTATGTCGGGGTGATTACGATTTTCATCAAACGGCTGCTAGCAGGTAAACCGATTACCATATTCGGAACCGGCGAACAAATTCGTGACTACGTGAGCGTTAAGGATTTGGTCCAAGCTAGCGTTCTTGCTGTGACGAAGAACACGGCGGGTGAGACGATCAATGTAGCAAGTGGAGTTGTTCGAACGGTGAACGAGATCGCACAAATGCTCATTGATGAGCTTGCTCCAGGAACTGCACCGCGTTACGGTGCTCCTCAGCCTGGTGAAATATTCCGTTCTGAGCCTGACATAACCAAGGCGCGTTTCCTGCTTGGTTATCAGCCCGAGGGTGATCTGGGTCAAGAGCTTCGAGGGATAATTGACTGGTACAGGAGCGATCAGTGACCGGAGTAATACTGGCCGCAGGGCGGGGTGAACGTCTGTCACCTCTGACGAATGTCTGCCCTAAATCATTGTTGTGTGTAGACGGCGAGCCTATTATGCTGTGTCAGCTCAAGGCCATGAGTGAGGCTGGGGTTAACGACGTTCTTGTGGTTGTCGGTCATCTGAAGGAGCAGATCATAGCGGCGTTCCAGGACGGTTCTTCGCTGGGAATCAAGATCCGTTATGTTGAACAGCAAGAGATAACGGGGATCGTCCGTGCGTTGCAGGAGATCGAGCCTTACATAGAAACTCCTTTTCTACTCCTCCTAGGGGATATCGTCTGCGACTTCAGGAGTCTCAGCAGTTTCCTTGACAAGTGGCGTTCCCATTCAGGTGCCTCTGTGATTGCGGTTAAGAGGGATCAAGAAGCTGAGGAGCTGGCACGCAATTACCGTGTTGAATTGAATCCGGGTGGTCGTGTTGTGCACGCGCAGGGTGAGCATTTGCGGTACGCCAATCGAGGGTGCTGCGGTTATGGCATCTACCTGTTTGACCTGGCAATATTCGACGCCATCCGTTGTACGCCACGGACAGCGATACACAACGAATATGAGCTTTCTGAAGCCATTGAGGTGCTCATCCGCTGGGGTTATCCGGTGTTCGGAGAAGAAATACCTGGACGGATATTGAACGTCACCGTGCCTGAGGATCTGAGGCTGTGATGAAACTTTTTACTGTATACTCTCCAACCTTTGAGGTGATTAAGCAGATATTCCTCTCGTCAATGCAGGACGACTACGACGTTCACATGACTTGTTTGGAGGACATACAGGAAGTGGGGTTCATTCTCGACGCAGCCCATCAACAGTCAATGATGACCCGTCACCGGATCGCGCTCGACGCTATCAACCAGAACATGGGTGAAATCGTGCTGGTTACCGACCTGGACTTGCTGTTTTTCGGGAAGACCCAGCCGATGGTCGAAGAGGCAATGCAAGGCCGAGACATGGCAGTACAGCTGAACGGGTCAGGCTTGATGGACGCCTGTTTGGGTTTCACTGCAATACGCTGCAATGAAGTAACTCGAGTGTTCTGGGAGACATTCATCGACCGATACATCGATCAGCTTCAGGACAACCCGCGTGCGTTCGACCAAGATCTGTTCAACACAATGCTGCAGGAATCTGACCTGCGTTGGGGATTCTTTCCATCACAGGTTTACCATACGCAGCACGGCTGGCCACCTCCGGAAGACCTCTTGGTCTACCATGCCACCGGTGTTCCGATAAGTGCGGTTGAAGGCGACACTAGAACACCTCTTGACCACAAGATCATGCTCTATAACAGCGTGCTCAAGGCTTTGGGTATGCCCACGTTGGAGGAGAACCTTCGTGCTTGACATTGACGCGGCGGTGCTGAAAGGGCTTGAGGTCCACGGACTGACTCAAGAGCATGAAATACGCTTGGTTTTAGGGATGGCTCACGGTTCCGAGGTGATCATCGAACTGGGCACATTCCATGGCAGGCTCAGCAGGGCGCTAGCATACAGCGTCACGGACAAGGTTTTCTGTGTAGACAATTTCTTGGGACCTGGAGACGAGATCTGGAACTGGGTGACTGATGTTCCGACGAATCTTGCCATCTTCCAAGCGAACCTTCGCGAGGAGCTTGATAAGGGGCTCGTTGAGGTGCTGGTCGGCACAACAACAGACGTATCGGTGGCACTGAAAACTCGGAAGGTTCAGGCTGATTTCATCTTCATCGATGCGAACCACTCCTATGAGGACGTGCATGCAGACATCAGCAATTATCTCCCTCTGCTGAAGCCTGGAGGAATCATGGCAGGGCACGACTATGGGAACTTTGAGGGAGTGGTTCGTGCTGTAAACGAGTTACTTACAGGGGTAGAGGTCGTAGGCTATATATGGATCTACCACGCTCCAAAGGAAGACCGTTAATGATCTCAATCGTTGTTGTCACCCATAACATGCTGGCTTACACTCAGAGGTGCATCACCTCAATTCTGGACAACACCGACATTGAGGCTGGGCTGACCATCGTGGATAGTGGATCAACCGATGGGACACCTGACTGGTTGCGCACTCTCACAACCTCGGGGATGATCAGCCGTTTGAATGTGAAGGGGTTCGATACGAACATCGGAGCAGCCCTCGGTTACAATGTAGGGTTCAAGGCTGCGGATACAGCGACGGTTGTCCGCATTGATAGCGACGTACTTGTACCACCAGGGTGGGCATCCGTCCTGGTGAAGGGGTTGTACTCAATTGATCGTCTAGGCATGCTGAGTACTGTGATGAGACCCCCACAGGATGACGCTCCGATTGGCGTGGGACTGGGGAATGTTGTAATCTGCGAAGATCCGGTCTGGCATGATAGAGGAATCGGTTCTTGGTGTATGGCCATCAGGCGTGAAGTCTTCGAAAGCGTCGGTTTCTACCGAGACCTTTACGGACCTTATGCGCTGCAAGACAACGATCTGGAGAAACAAGCACAACGGTCAGGTTGGCTGATCGGGCATACCGAACGGATCCGTGTAGGACACCTGTGGCGTCGTGATACTCCTGAGGAAGTAGCTTACACTGACTGGAAGTTTGAAGAGCAGAGGAAAGCGATTGAGATATGGAAAGCGACGTGGGGAGACGAACGGAATTGATCGACTTCGTGGTAACGCCAGGACCGACTGAGCATATTAACACCCGACGGCACTACATCGACCATATGGTACCCGTGTGGTTCGCGCTGCCGGAGTCAGTCCGTGGGCAGTTTGCTGTTTGCAGCATCCAGCTCGGAAACCGTCTCTTGGATTATGGGATCGAGCCGACCGTTTACCGCAATGGACCTGCGTTGCTGAACGCGTTGCAGCGGGAGAAACGCCTGACACTTGTTGCCGGTCATGGAGAAACGGCAGGGCTCGACACAACAGGTCGTCCGAACGCAATCCTGATGCATGGCGTTGGGTTCAACTTCGACCCAGAAAAGACGCTGTCCTGTTACCCTGGTACGAAGCATAACCGCCGGAACACGGTCTTGATGCTGCTGACAAATGAGAGGATTGCACAGGTTGAACGAGATGCCAATCCACATGTTCGTGTGATGACGGTAGGTTGTCCAAAGCTCGACAAGTGGCACCGGCAACCACCAAAACCGAGAGCCGATCCACCGACAATAGCGTTCGCATTTCATTGGCGGTGTCGAGTGGCGCCTGAAGCAGGGACGGCGTGGTCACACTATCAGGATACACTTCCAGAAGTTGCGAAGCAGTTCCATGTTCTGGGTCATGGCCATCCGCATATCATAGATCGGCTGACTCCACAGTATCAGTCAATGGGAATTGAAGTGGTTCGTGATCTGGATGAGGTTTTCGAACGCGCAGACCTTCTTTGCTTCGATGCAACCTCTGCAGGGTACGAGTTTGCTTCCCTCGACCGTCCGGTTGTCGTTCTGAATGCTCCTTGGTATCGTCGAGGGGTCAACTTCGGACTGCGATTCTGGGATCATGCTGACGTTGGGGTTCAGGTGGACGAGCCTGGTGATCTGATTGCTGGAATTCGAGCGGCACTCGAAGATTCTCCCAACCTGCAGGAGAATCGACACGCGGCGACGACGTATGCATATGAGTTCACCGATGGTCATTGTGCTGAACGGGCAGCGAAGGCAATCATGGAGGTGCTATGAGACTCACAACGCTGATACAGGTTTTGGTTGAAGAGGACACGGAGTTCGGGTGGTTCCGAGACTCATTGTACTACCGTCTTGAAGAACACAAGGGTTTATCTGAGGCTGACATTGAAGCTGTTGCTCAAGCACGTGTAGATGCCTGGGTTGAGCAGTGCAAGAATCCGCCGGTTCCTGTCGAACCTACCAGGGAGGAGTTGGAACAGAGGCTGGTGAGACTTGACCAGGCCATCGAGGCTGATGCTCGAAGACGAATTCAGCTCGTTGATACTATTACGATGAGGGCGGTTCTGGAGAGGGAACTGTAGCATGCATTGGTGGAGTGGTAACGGGGGAGTTAATACGAACTGGAACTACAACTCCGGAGGTACGACTAACTGGGGTAGTGCTTCTGGGGTCGTAGACAATATAGCACCTCCTACGGCTATATCTGATGTAGTTTTTGATGCGGCATCACCTACGACAAATGCATCCAATATCAGTGCTGCCATAACGATTCAGTCCTTAGATTGCAATGGGTACACAGGAACTCTAACACATTCAGCAACGATTACGTTGACGGTCAGTGGAACTGCGAATACGATCCTGTGTAGGTTCTCAGCAGGAATGACCTATACACCCTTGACGCCCACGCGAGCTCTTGCTCTACTCGGAACGGGAGATTTCTATTCGGGTGGGCACACGATCGGTAATCTTACAATCACGCCATCGGGTGCAGGTATAAATCAGAGAGATGCCCTCACTACCAGACAGACCGCCACCCTGACAATCGCTGGGACGACCTATACGACTAACAACTTTGCAATTACTACAGGTCGTATGACGCTGACCCTAACTACATTGGCAGCGGGAACATCAACTATGACGCTGACTAGGTCGTCTTGGTCATACTCAACAGGTGAGACTCCTAGTCTAGCAAGCTCTACGATCGTTATGACGCCAACAACAGGATGGTCGTTTGCGGGTGGGGGCTATGCGTATGGGACGGTCAATATTTCAGGGGCGACTGTTGGAGCAGGACCGTTCACAGGGACAAATACATTTGCGGCGTTCACCTACACAGCAAACGCAGCAGTCTATGACTGGATCTCGTTTGCGAGCAACTTCACGGTCACTGGAACATTTTCAGTGTCTAGTTCGTCCAACCTGTACCGTGTTCATGTAAAGTCCACTACACGAGGGGTTCAGGTTGTCATTGACAATAGTGCAGGACCCTCCTTTGCTGGATGTTCCAATATGGACGTAGAGGATATAGCACTGACAAATGGGATTGATATGTCAGCGACAGATACAGGGAACTGTGGAGGCAACGGATCGAACTGGGGGTTTAAGGCAGGGATCAATAAGTATTGGCACAAGGACGCAGGAAGTTTCGCGAGTGCAACGCAATGGTTCACACAGTCAAATGGAGCGGGGTCGTTAACCACACCTCCTCTACCACAGGATACGGCGGTATTTGATGCTAGCTCAATCGATGCAGCAAACCCGATGATTACGCTCGACATTGAGAGACTCGGGTCGGTTGTGTTTACTGGTTGCGCTGCGTGCCAGGTCTATAGAGGGCTGTCTACAGGACATTACTTCTATGGAAGTGTAACCCTCAATTCTCTCCTGTCCTTGGGAATTGGATTGGTTGCTGGATTCCGTGGTCGTGGGGTATACTACTTTACCTCAGCCGGTCTGACGATCACCGCCAACATAGCGGTAGATCCCCTTACAGGGTCTCTTCTATTGGCAGATGCATTGAATATGCCGTCGTACTATCTCGGGATCATTTCCGGAACATTTGATGCTGGGGGGTATGCGGTGTCTGTGTCAACATTCGCAGCAGTTGCCGGGACTACAGTCACTGCATCTGGAACCTGGACGGTTAATGGGTCGGGGGAGATGTGGGGAGTCGGAGCTGCTGACTATCAGACTTTCAACAATCCCTCTATGACACTCAATATCGTCGGAGGAGCTATGGAATATTCCTTCTCGGCAGGAGACGAGAATACTTATGGCCCCATTCACTTTCTGGCTATTGCGGGTGGTACTTATTATTTCGTAGGCAGCGGGTATTTTAGCACTATCTCATTCGCTGGAGATGGGCATATCCTTTTTGATGACGAGATGGTTCTGCATGGAAATATCATACTTACAGGAGCAACTCCTTCAGGACTCTATGCGAGTTCGGTCGACGGCGGGCAGTTCTATTCGAAGGGTGCTAACGTTGCTCAGAACGCTACGCTTTCTTATTGGAGCTCGCTGACGTTGTCTGATGCGACTACCGGATGTACTGATGGGGGAAATAATGCTGGTTGGATATGGCATAGGTATTCGAAGGGTGTGGCCGCAGGGGTAGTTGCAGACTTAGATACAAGCCGACAACGGAGTGTCCCTAAGTCTATCGTTGCTGCGATTAATTCACTTGGAGAGATTGGCAGGATACGGAGTGTACTGAGGGTAATAGCATCTGGTGCTGTAACTGCTAGTGGTGTTGGCAGGGTGAGAACAGTGCCTAGGTCTGTAGAAGCATCTGTGGTCTCAGCTGCAACGGTTATCATTCAGGTGATAGTGAAGCAGAGTGCGCGGGTACTCAACCGGTTCAATAGGGCGTTAGGAACACTTGGGAGGTGGTTTGATGTTTAGTAAGTTTTTGGGGAAGTTGTATGGGTGCCTTCTGGCACAGACAAAGCTGTCCAATGTGGTCACGGTTGAGCACATCCGGGATGGCAAGGTCATAAGCCGTCAGAGGATGAAGAACATCGTAGTCAACGGTGGGCTTGACTGGATGAAGAACGGATTGTCGGGCAGCGGTCTGGGAACGGACTGTGCCAAGTACATCGGCTTGTCCACGGCCAATACGGATCCGGCAGCAGGTGCTACAGACCTTGATGCTACAGTTTATGTTGCTGCAGACGCCGTTGGTTTGGAACGCCAGGAGGGAACCTACGCAGCTGGTGGTACTGGAGTAGCAACTGTGGCCAAGACTTTCACCTGCACAGGCAACTCAAAGGTGGTTGGATCTGCGGGTCTGTACTACAAGTCAGGCGCCACCGCCGGAATGTTTGCTGGAGTGAAGTTTGCAGCTTCAACCACGCTGATGACGAACGACCAGCTTGTGGTAACGTGGACACTGACCTATACTTCTGCATAGTAGAGGAGCAATATGGATATCATACTCGACACAGCAACGTGGGTTCCAGTTCTTCTCGTCTTGACGAGTGACGGTTATACACCCAAAACCGGTCTCGTTTTCAACAGCGATGGGCTAACCGTGAAGTACAAGTCAGCAGACGGTGCTGTTGTAGAGCTGGCACTTACCTCTGAAAACTGGCGTGAGGCAACGCTGGGTGCATACGAAGTTTTGCTTCCAACTGAGGCGTTCTTCGAGTTAGGTGTCACCCTCTACTGGGTTGAAGCGACCGATGCGGTTACTTACCAAGGAGCCCTGACGGTGGTTGCCAGTGTTGTCGAAGACTCAGGGCTGCTTCCCTGGACGGTGACCATCAACAAGTCAGACGGAACCCCAGACCCTGCGGCACAAGTCTGGCTTACTTCAGACGAGGTTGGGACACTTCCTGCCCTGCGTGCAACCAAGACGACAGATGACACGGGGCAGGTAACCTTTCACCTCGATGCTGGGGTGCACTATTGGGTTCAGAGTCTCGGAAGCGACGGTGAAGAAGGAACACCCGTCGAGATTGTAGGGGTATAATGGGCAGCACAACCATCACTCTACCGGTCATTACTACACCGACCGTCGGGTATGCGACGATCGCTGACTTGGAAACCTATCTGGGGTCAGCAGCACCTGATGGGTCTGAGGGGATGCTTGAGCGTGCCTCGGACCTGATGGATGCTGTGACCTACAATCGCATCAACCTCGATGACGAGGACTCGGGCGCAGCGTGGACTATCGCTGCTCGGAAAGCAGTCTGTGCGCAGGTGGCATGGTGGATAGCCAACGGTGAAGACACCGGAACCTCAGGTCAAGTTGTCAGCAAGTCCGTCGGACGTGCTAGCGTGTCCTACGCGCAGGGGTCGGCATCCAACAATGGACAACCTGAGCTCTGCCCCATCACACGTCGTGTCCTGCTGTCAGCAGGGTTGTTCTATCGTGGAGCATGGGTGAGGTAACCAACATGGGTTTTCCTTCCTCAGAAATGACCGAAACCATCAGCGTTCGTTCCAAGTTTGGGTCAGGCGCCTATGGACCTGTTTTCGGTGAGTCGGTCAGCATGGCTTGCCGTGGAGAACCTGGCTATCGTCGGGTGACGAATGCCCAGGGTGCTGAAGTGGTTGCTTCACTGATGTTGTTCTGTCCGGCGGGTTCGAACATCAACCCAGAAGACGAAGTCACCTACAACAGTCGAGTTTACGAAGTTGTCGATGCTCAGCCGATGAGTGAACTTGGTGGGATTGCGTCACACGTTGAAGTAACTCTAACTTCGGTTTCATCTGCGGTAGAGGGATCGTAAAATGCCTATTGTTGTTCTGTGGCACAGTGATAAAGTGAAGAGGGCAGTTCGTGGGGCAGTAGTTCTGAGCCTTCGTCAGCTAGCCGAACACGTTCTCGAAGAGTCCGGACGGAACGTACCTCATCTGACAGGAACACTTGAGCGTTCTGGCGAGGCTTCTGACGATGAAGCTCAGGGGATCGCGATGGTATCGTACGGGTCTACAGGTGGCCGTGGAGCAGGCGCATACGCAGTGAAACAGCATGAAGACGTTACCCTCCGGCACCCGAATGGGCGTACAGCCAAGTTTCTCGAGAACGCCGTCAAGCTGGTTGCACCGAATATGCTTGCAGTGATTCACGGGAAGGTCAAGAAGGTGTTTGATGGATAGCCTAGCAGTTCAACTAGCCCACTACCTACATGATCAGCACATCGGCATTCTCGATGAGACCGGCGTGACCGGCGATATCTTCATCGCCACAATGCCTGACAAGCCTGATGAATCGATCGCCATCTATCCGTCAGGCGGGTCTGGCGCTGATGGGAGTCGGCAGAGCCGGCTTGGTCAACCAACAATTCAGATTCTTGTTCGAGGTGATCGGGATCCAAGGACGTCAGAGGATCGAGCCCAGCTGATTTACGATTTACTTGAGGGTTTCCACGCAGCTTCCTTCGTGGCTGGCGGTTACCATATCGTTGATTGTCGTGGGATGCAATCGAGCCCAGTTCACATTGGGATAGATGAGAATCTACGACACAGATATTCTCTAAACTTCTCCCTGAAGACGAAAGTGAGGTAGATGACGATGCCAGACCCGATTGAAGTCCTGTCTGACGATTTCGTAATATCGATCAACACAGGCAGCGAAGAGTCTCCAACTTGGACACCCATCCTGGGACTGAAGTCCCACCGGTGGTCGGAGTCCAACACGAAAGAGGTCGATGCCTCTAACAGGTCCACCCGTGGTCGGGGTCAGACGCGTGTAGTTCGACGCGGCAACACCCTGACGTTCGGTGGAAACTTCTTCGAGGACGAGTCAGACGGAACACGCGATCCTGGGCAGGCCGCCGTGGAAACACTCGCCTCTCAGATCATCCCTGACGACCTTGGTTGGTTTGCGTATGAGACACCTGGTGGAACTGTGAAGTACCTCCAGGCGACAGCCAAAATGTCCGATGAAGGCGGCGACCTTGATTCACTCTGCGAGTGGGGAGCCTCCTGCGATGTCTATGGCGAAGTCCTAGACACCTACGGGAGTTAGCACAATGAGTGAGCCCACTAAGAACAAGTATCGAGACTTCGATGCTGCGTGGGCTGAGAAGGCTGAGGCTGAGGGTTCTCCTCAGCCTCTCACCTTCAAGCTCAAGGGTCGGGATTGGCAGCTCCCTGCGAGCATACCGGCTGCGGTGATCATCCGTATTCTTCGTATGCAGAAACGTGACGCCGATGATCCTGTCCCTGACGATGAACAGATGGAGATGGCACTTTCCCTGTTCGGCAAGGATCAGCTGGACGAATTGCTGGATACAGGGCTGAGTACAGACGAACTGGGGGATGTAATCCTTTGGGCTATGGGTGAGTATGGCTTGGCTACAGTCCCAAACCGACGAGCCCGTCGAACAAAAAAAGACGGGCAAACCAAAAAGCGGAAGAAAGCTTCGATCTCATAGCTGAATGGGGTCTCATCGAAGCCGATTTCCAACGGGAATACCAATTAGAGCTGAATTCAGCTCTAATCGCAGGGATGACATGGCGTCGATTCCAAGTTTTGCTGGCGGGTTTAGGTCCGAACTCGGCTGTTGTGAATCGTCACAATAACAAGCGTACAAATCGACAGGGAAAACCGCGAGCCAGGGTCATAACAGATTCAGCCGAGGCAGAACAAGCTGTCTTGGCGTTTCTCTCAGGATCATCGCAGAATCGACGCAGTAGTTAGGGAGGAGGTGCTGGCATGGCACTAAAAGTTGGCGAGCTGGTAGCGACGATGGGGTTGGATCAGAAGCAGTTTGATGCTGGACTTGACACCTCGAAGTCCAAGGCCACACGTGAAGTGACTGTCATCAACGCAGCCCTCAAGAAGATCAAGGTGGACATAGATACAAAACCTCTCGAAGCCAAACTTGCGTCAGCGAAAAGCAAGGTTAGGATTTCAGCAGCAGAGTTCAACAAAACCCTCTCTAATATCAGACTAGGGCTTGACACCAAGTATTTCGAGCGCAAACTTCTGACTGCGGCACAGAATGCCAGACTTACAGCAGCGATCATGAACGGTAACAAGCCACACGATACAGGGAAGCGGACGGCTGCAGATGTTGAGTATGATGATTATGTGGCAAAATTCTATCGAACAGGTAAGTACGCTGACCCCACACCACCACGTCCACGTCCACCCGACCCTGTCATCCTTCCTCCTACACGTCCAGAACGAAAAGGCCTCAGGGGTTTCGATCCCAATGCGCTGGACCCTAGTAACCTCAATGTCCTCAGAGCAGCAATGAAATCCGTTAGCAAGGATGCTGTAGTCATGCGTGCTGCATTGATGAATGCCATTCCCGGATCTCCTCTAGCTGCAG